AAGCTCTACGACATGAACGATGAGCTTGATAAAACCACTTGCAATACATATCAAGAAATGTGGGAAGAGCAAGTCTATATGTTCCAATTGTCTGATTGGATATTCGTAGATGAGTTGTTTGACTTAATTATCAAAGGAGGTGAGCAATGAAAGAGCTTAAAGTTGGAGAAAGAATCACTCTTGAAGCAGTTGAGCAAAATGGTTGTAGAGGTTGCTTCTTTGAGGATAATCCAGTATGTATAAAATTTGCATGTTGTGAAGGTGTACGCTCAGATGGAAAATCGGTAATTTTTAAAGAAGTTAAGGAGTAAAGCGTATGAAACAGAAGTTGAAAATGATATGGCGAATCCTCCGTGACAGACAGGTTGTAGTAATAACCGAAGACCACGGAAGAATGTACTATAATTGGGATACAATAAGTCTTGAGGATGTTTGCCAAATGTGTCACAAGGTATGTGAAATGGCTCTTATGATGGATAATAAAAAGTAAAACGTATGGATAAGTTAGAATACATTCCAGGAGATTTGGTTTATATCCATGGAAGTCTTAGAATCATTAGCAATTGTGATGGTTACTATGCAACTTACTATGATGAAAACGAAAGCTTACAAGAAGTTAATGTTAATGTGATAGAAGGTATTCCTATCACTCCTGAGATTCTAGAGAAGAATGGCTGGAAGAACGATGGCTATGATTGGTATAGATTGCCAACAAAAAGAGCTTATCTGTATATAACAAAAGATATAACAACTTTGGGTGAGTTCTTGGTGTGCGTAGGTCTAGACAGACACAATCTTGCTAGTGTTAACTTTGTTCATCAGTTACAGCACCTTCTCTTCGGTCTAGGACTTAACTCAGAAATGGAGGTGTAGGTATGGCAAAGTGTCCTTTTAATAAATATAAAGAGTGTCAAGAATCAGATTCGAGATATTGTTATTGTACTCTTCCATGTGATGTGTATAATAATTATAAGAATAAAAGTATAGAGATATGAAATTAGGAGAACTCAGAAAAATCATAGCAGATATAGACACAGTATATGATAATTGTGATGTAACTTGTTATGAGAGCAATGGTAATTTAGGATATGCAAGTATTGCAACTACTGCTTATCTTGGGAAGACGTATGTAAATCAAGGCTATCCTATACGTAGAACATTTCAAATTCAATTTGAATTACCAGATAAAATTAAAAATAATTATTTAAAGTAACTAACCGCCCTCGGGCATAATTTTAAAGATATGACAAAAGAAGAATTAAAAGCAAAGGTTGCCAAGCAACAAAGTATTATCAATGATGCTAACAATCAGATTTGTTCTGATGTGAAGGAGTACATCGAAAGTCTACCATACAAGGTTGGTGACAAAGTGAGCTGCTCTAGATGTGATGTTTGTTGGATTGCAAGCATTATTCCAGAACGAAATTGCGCAAGATATTCTGGCATGATTGAGGTAAGAATCAACCCTGCTAAGAAAGATGGCACTCGCTCCAATAGAGAGTTTGTATTATGGAGTATGGAAATTGATAGTATCAAGAAGATTGATTAATCGCTTTTAGACATAAATAGTAATTATATGAAATTAACAAAAGAGCAGAAAGAAATATTATCTAAAATCGCTGATATTAAACAGGTCATTCTGAGTAACCATTTTGATATAAGTGATTTGACAGAACAGTTGATTAGCACACTTCCTTTTAAGGAAGGCGATATTGTGTTATATTATAAAGATGAGCCTTATATGGTTAGCAAGATTGAGCCTTGGGACGAAGGGATGGACACTTCTCATACATATCGTTATTATGGCAATATACATCTGGTTCTTAACAAAATATGCAAGGATGGTCATCCATCTAGAAGAAACCAAGATAATTATCTATTATGTTCTACTGATATTGAGAAGTTTAAACTTGCAGAAGATGGCAAGACCGTTCGTTTGTAACATAGTTTAGTAATCATCCTGCAAAGGATATAAATAGGTAGTAATATGAATATAGACAAATTAGAAAGAGCTAACATTTTAGCAAAAAGCTTGATTCCTAAAGTAGATGAGCTTTTGAATATGTCTTCTCATTCGACAAACATTGCTCACAGTATTTATGGATTATCAGAATGTGACGAAGAGTTTAAAACTAAATTCAAGCAGCTTCTGAATGAAACAAAACAGAGATTTCAGAAAGAGTTTGATGAGCTTTAGTAACTAACCATCCTGCAAAGGATATAAATAAATAGTAATATGAAAAAGATTATTTTGGCAGCCTTAGTCGTTGCAAGTTTGTTCGCTTCTTGCTCTAGCGAGAAGACTTTTAAAAAGAAAGATGGCTCTACGATTACAGCAAAGCCTTATGGCTGGGCTAGTAAGGAAAACAAAGTAGAAGGTGTTAACTACGAGTTGAATGCTCCAGATGTTGTAGTATCTATCATCTTCGCCCCATCAGTTATCGCTCCTGCTTTACTGACGGCTTATGATGTTTGGGAACCAGTATCATATACTGAGCCATCTAAGTAATCAACCACCCTCTCCTGTAAAATGGAGAGGGTAAAAAGAAGAGAATATGGACTTAGTAATTACAATATTAGGTTGGATTGCATTAGGCGTTATATCTGCTTATCTGTTAGCAATAGTAGGTAAAATAATCTTTGATGCTGCAACCGCTGATTATAAGTTATACAAGCATGTAAGATTGTGTCGCAAGAGATTGCTAAGACAGCGATATAAAGATTATGCTTGGCTATTATTCCAGTTAGAGAAAGATACGGAAGTTTTCAATCTTACTCATAACACAAGAGATTGGACTTTTGAAGATTGGAGAGAATTTTATCTTAAAAAAGCAAAGGAGGATAAGCAATGAGTAAAGAATCCGTAATACAAAGCATGAAGGAAGATTTAGATTATCGTAATGCTTTCGGAAAATATATAACGTCTTGCGAAGGCTATCTTTTGGCTATGCATGCACTGAGTGCGCCTAGTGTAGCAGAAGAATATGCTAAATGGAAATTAATGGATTTGGGGCTATTATGACAAGAGAAGAATTACAAAATAAATTCGGCGATGCTATCTGTGAGTATTGCAACAAGAACATTATTTCAAAATATAACATCGGCATAGGTTGGCTTTGCGAAGGTTTGTTTTGCGAGGAAGCACAAGATGGCTACGCAGCAGAAAATAACATAGAGTTGGAGGATTGATATGAAAATCTTGAAGCGATTAGTATATGTGTTACTTATGATTCCTATATGTACTATAGTATTCGTAATTGAAGGTTCTTTGTTGCCTTTAATTATACCAGCAATATGGGTAATAACAGGAAGTACTATATTACGAGTAAAAGAAACTAAAGAATGTGAATCATTCTATGTATACACTATTACTCAGATAGTGTATTATAGTATGGATAAGTATTTAACTAAATTATTAAAGCTATGAATAGAATTGAAGCTAAAGAATTTTATCCTATCTTGCAAGCTTTTGCAGAAGGAAGGGTTATTGAGTGTAGAACAAAACCAAGTGCCGTAAAAGGTACAGATGTTCCGAATGATTGGACGGAAATGAAAGAGATTGAGTTTTGGAATAATACAGAGTATCGCATCAAACAACAAAGCGAAGCAAAGTTCCGACCATTCAACACCGAAGAAGAATGCTGGCAAGAAATAAGAAAACATGAGCCGTTCATTAAATACAAGGTCATAGAAAGCAGTAAGGACGTTTACCTCATTATTCAAAGAATAAAGACAGACGGAATCGAAACAGATGTTGAACGTCTTGATTTTGAAACGGCTTTTGAATGGTTCACCTTTGCCGATGGAACTCCATTCGGTATAAAAATGGAGGAATAGTTATGGAAATTAATGAAAAAATAGATAAAATAATTCAACAAGCAAAAGAAGAAGGAGCTTATCAGGATGATTTTGGCGCATTTGAACAAGAGATATATGACCAAGGTTTTCGTAATGCAATTTATTTCATGCTGTGGAATCCAAGCGAGCGAAGTTGTTCTAATTGTGAGTATCGGTACAGTAGAGAGCTATGTGGGGAAGACTACTGCGGGCAAAAATACTGGAGTCCAAAATTGGAGGAATAGTTATGGATAAAAACGTTTGTGATAATACATTAGTCTTTGGTAGCTGCTATGCTAGAAGCTGTATTGAAGTGCCTTCTTTGAAAGCAGGAAGAGCGAAATGGAAGGCTTTCTACAAAAAGTTTCCTTGGCTTAAAGGTCAACCTTTCTATCTTAGACGTTCATGCTTCTGGGATGGAGGTGAAAGAAATTTGAAGGCAATAAAGATAAAACTTAAAAAGATATAGTTATGGCATGGTTATGTGTAGATGAAAATGGTGAACATATTTTTTGTGAAGAACCATTAAGAGGACGTACTCAAAAGTACGTTTCCTTCTATAGAGAACATCTAATACGTCAACAATCAAGTAAGTTATGGTATGCAAATGCTGATGATATTGATGACGTAGGTTTTATAATATATGCAGAAGAAGGTATTGATTTACCTAAAGGCTCAATCAAGAAGCTCATCGGAAGAGAGTTATCTTGGAGCGATGAGCCAGTAGAACTTAAATAAGAATAGCTTATGTATAGACCGATTAAAATGTATCAGATTGTTTGCGATAGATGCGGAGAAGTATTTGGCGGCACAGATACTTGCTCTGCACTATTCAGTAACAAAGAAGTTGATATTGGTGACTACTCTGATTGGGAAATGATAGATGGCAAACACTATTGTCCCGATTGTTATGAAGTGGAGGTCATTGATGGAGTGTATAACGTTAAAGCAAAATAGTTATGGCAACCTATAGAATAGTAGATATGTATCGTAAAAGCAATGCTGTTAAAGGCATACATTACGATTCTCTGGATAATCCAATCCTTGCTTATCGTGTAGATAAGAGACATTCATTGTTATTTGGACTTATCCATTATTGGGATTATGGTGCATATAACCTTTGCCCGGACTATTTGTTTTCTTCGATTGATAAAGCCAAGGAGGCTATATTGAAGGTTAATAAAAGTAAAAGAATAACAATTTTATATGAATAGCTTATGAAAATAGAAAATATCAAGTTCAAGGCTTTACGTCTTGACGGAAAAGGATGGGTTTGCGGATATTTCTACGAAGAGAATGGTAATACATACATCATTGAGAATCGTCAGAAAGAAAGCAAGTTAAACAGAAATCCCACTTATCAGGTTGACCCTTCTACCGTCTGCCAGTTCACAGGGTTGAAAGATAGTGAGGGAAAGGAGATTTGGGAAGGTGATATAGTGCATGACAGTTATGACCTTTTGTGTATAGACAATCTCTATGAGGTAGTTTATATTAAAGAAGAAGGAGCGTTTGCCTTCAAGAGTTTAGATAAAGTTGACAATTACGAGCCATTTGTTAATTTATTAGAAGCTTATGTTGTTGGCAATAAATTCGATAAGGAGGACTAACGTATGAAGAGTAAGATTTTAGACTTAGCCAAGTCATACGGTTTGCTCTTTTTGATTTTCATAATAGGGGTAATTGGTTTTAGGATTTCTTTCAGCTTAGGAACTCCACACGAAAAAGAAGAGTTTAATATAAAAATATTCACCAAGAAAGGGCATGACTATCTGATAGTAGACACGAAACACGGAGTTTGTGTTATTCACGCCGAGAGCTGCCCTTGTAATAAAAAGAAGTAGTGTATGGAAAATAATATGTTTGAAGATATTGTTGCTGAAGGCAATATAGTTGTGATAGATAATGATTGGATTGTGTTATGTAAGCGTTGGAAACCATGGTGTCACAATCTCTTCTGCTATCTTTATCTTCACAAGGAAGATAAGAATTTAATGGTAGGCTCTCATTTTACGATGACCGAGGATAAAAAGAAATCTACTCGGTTGGCTACCAACGAGGAGCGTCTTATGCTTTTTGAAGAAATGTTCAAGTATGGAATTGCTTTCGATAAGCACGACCATCATTTGATTGGAAAGTTATGGTAATTGTAAAATAAAATAGTGTATGGAGAAACGAATAATTTTAGACGAACAAGATATGAATGAGTTTACAAAGATTTTCGCAAAGACAATAGAAGATGAAGCTATCAAACAGATAGAAACCCTATCTAATAGCGAGGCTTACAATAGTTGTAAAATAAGAATAATGCCAGATTGCCATGCAGGTAAAGGATGCACTATTGGCACGGTAATTGAGCTTGACAACAGAGTAGTTCCTAACACCGTAGGAGTAGATATAGGTTGCGGAATGAAAGTCGTTAGACTTGGTAAAGTTGATATTGACTTGCAGAAATTTGATGAAGCAGTCAATAAGTTGATTCCGTCTGGTTTTAATGTCAACGAGGGAGAAGTATCAGCCTACATAAACGGATTGGTTGATGGTTGTATGTTTGGCAAATTCCGTGCTTGGGATTGTCTTGATAGCATGGAAATAGTATATCGTTCTGTTGGTTCTCTTGGTGGGGGTAATCACTTTATAGAGTTAGATGCAAACGAAGAAGGAGAGAAGTTTCTTGTGATACATACAGGAAGTAGAAACCTTGGAGTTAGGGTATGCAACTATTACCAAAACCTTGCTTACGAGTATTGCCGTAAGAAAATGGCTGATAAGTCTGAGGTTATTGCCAAGTTGAAAAGCGAAGGAAGAGAAAAGGAAATACAGAGTGTTATCAAGTTGTTAGGTACTAGAACCATTAGCAAGGAACTTTCTTACTTGGAAGGTGATTTGCTCAATGACTACCTCAATGATATGCGCATAGTTCAAAAATATGCTGAACAAAACAGAATGATTATCGCCAACAGACTTGTAAATGCTTTAGGTGTAGATATTGATGCTAATTCAGATAAGTATTCTTTTACAACCATTCACAACTATATAGATACAGACAAGGGCATATTGCGAAAAGGAGCTATCAGTGCAAAGAAAGACGAGATTGTCATTATTCCTATGAATATGCGTGACGGTTCTCTTATCTGTAAAGGTAAAGGAAACAAGGAATGGTTATGCTCAGCCCCACATGGAGCAGGTAGATTGATGTCTCGTACGCAAGCAAAGAAAGAGTTATCTATGGATTCTTACAAGAATGAAATGAATGGTATTTATTCCACATCAGTTTGTGAAGAAACCATTGACGAAGCACCTATGGCATATAAATCAACAGAAGAGATTGTTGAGCTAATAAAACCTACGGTTAATGTGATAGATGTTATTAAACCAATTTACAACTTTAAAGCAAAATTATAATGAGCAAGGAAACATTTGACTTCTCGGAGGCTCTCAGAAGAATGAAGGAAGGAAAGAAAGTGAGACGTAAGATTTTTGCGGACGGCACATACGCATACATTGATAAGAACTATCTTGGTTCAGAGGCATTAATGTATAATAACGTAGGAAGAGCTACATCTGTTTTATGGTTACTTCCAGAGACTATTCTTGCAACAGACTGGGAGGAGGTGGAAGAATGAAGATTAGATTAGCAAAGAAGATAATGAAAGCAGACACTTATGCTGATTATCCAAGTAAGCATCCTTTACCTTACTGGAAAGCGAAGTTTAAGGAAGCTTATAACGAGAATGGTTGTGTTATGTTCTGTGAAGGTTCGAGCAAGTGTAAATATCGCAACAAGTTCGACCATCGTATCAAAAAGGCAATAAGTTTAACAAAATAAGTAGCGTATGAAGAAGATTATATTATTATTTGTATCGGTTATATTCCTGCTCGTTTCTTGCAACGATAACAAAGGAATTAATGTTCCTACATCAGACTCTATTAATGAAATTAAAGTAGAGAAGCTATTTGTTGTGGATGGTATAACCGTATATCGTTTCTATGATGGTGGCAGAGTGGTTTATTTTACCAACAAAAAAGGTGTGGTAAAGGCTCTTCATGACGAATATGACCCTGTAACAAAAACCACAAGAACAAAGGTAGTAGAAACTTTATGTAACGAAGAATAGTTATGGTTAAACCTTACAGAATCAAGCATAAGGCTAGCGGATATTTCTACCAACGTTACAACGGAAGTAACCTTGGTAAGAAAGGCAAGGTGTATATGAATAATCAATCACCACTTACAATGTGTGATAATGAGAACTTTATACGTATTCAGATTCGTCACAACACTTTAGCTTATAAGGCATTGAAAGATATGCTTGCTAAATATATTATAGGTAAAGATGATGAGTGTGAATATCATAGTACATCTTACAGAGTTCCAAAAAGTGAATTTGAAAAAGAAGAATTATAGCGTATGGAAAAGAAAGTATTGACCCTCACCGTCAGTAAGCAATGGTTCGATATGATTGCGGACGGAAGAAAGAATGAAGAGTATCGGATGATTAAAGGTTACTGGACAGTTCGACTTTATGATGTTTTTGCAAAAAATCCTACGAAGTATTTGATGGATAAAAAGATAAGCGGAGATATTGATTATCTAAAACTGATGATACGTTGTAACCATTTTATCGCAAAACAATATACCCACGTTCTCTTCATCAACGGCTACCGCAAGGATAGCCCACGAATTGAGAAGGAGATTGAGAGTATCACCATCGGTAAGCCTAAAAAAGGTCTTTGCCCCGACAAATGGCTTGATACTGAGTTTTTTATTATTAAATTTAAGTGATATGAATTACATACAATGTGATGAATGTAAATATAGATTAGTCTGTAACGGAGAGCCACTTACTAGTGGAAGTACAGGAAGTTGCGACCATCGTGTTATCAGCAATACTCCTATATTTCCAAAGATTAAAACACCACCAGATGAAAGATACGCTGACATTTGGAATTGGTAAATATTCATAAATTAAGTTTAAGGGATATGAAAATAAAGAATTTACCTAAGAAGATTTATCTCAATATCTGTAGCAATGAAGATGAGGTAGATTACAATGAGCTGAACGGGGTAACGTTCAGTACAGAAAAGATTGGTGTTACTGATTGTAACACAGAAAACGTTCCTTACGTGAATGCTGCATCATTATGGCACGACCTAAAGGAAGAGAAGCCACCATTAAAAAAGTGGGTAATGTTCCGATATAGTGGTAGAGGCGTAAATCCTACGTCTCTTCACCACGGAGCGATGAGTGATGATGGATGGATAGTCACTAGAGGAGACGGAACACAGCGTATTGAAGTTCTGTATGAGTGCTACGATAAGATTGAGTGGCTTGACTTTGATGAACTAAAATAATGATAGTATATGAAAGCAAAGGATTTTTTGAATGCCATGCAAGTCATGGATGAGTTTACGGAATTAGTATCTTGTGTTTATCCCGATAAGTATAAGATAGTTTGTATGAAGCATGGGATAGATGAACGTGATGCTATGGATATGTACTCCTACTTACAGAAAATGAAGAGTGGTGAGTATTGGCGAGTTAGTAATAAGCCAAAAGATTATATTGAACGTGTATTGGCTATGGCAAATGAGGCATATAGCCTTTATACGAACAATAGTTTAATTTTAGATATGGCGAATTTTGGCGATGATTTAACTAGAATCCTTGTAATCTTCGAGAAGGAATGTAAAAGAATCCAACAGGAGTTTGACCTCAAAGAACAAGGGACGTATGTTGCTATTGCTGAACTTATTAGTAGTGGTTATTCTGTTGTGTCTGTTATTCGTCAATCAGATAGCATTGATAGTAAAAACTATGTAGGCGAAAAAATAGATAAAAATCAGTCTCGTATTCCTATCTATGATGGCGATGTGATGCTCTGTTTCGTTAAAAAGCCTGAGTTTTGGAGCACAGATTGTTATAATTGCGGTCTTTATATCTGCGAGGAAGGTTCATACCATAAATTACTCTATACTCCAAATAAGGGATATGTAAGACATGGAGAACCAGATACGGATGAAGATTTTGAGCTTAATATAGGAGAGAATGCCTTCACCGATTACATTATGACTTTGGGGCAGTCTTTTTATAAGCTAGGCAATATTCATGCAGGAATTGGTTTCTTGGTAGAAAAACATAATAATGACAAATAAAGAATTTTTTAATGCGTATCGTGGAAAGCCTGTTCTTTATAAGGGAAAGGATATTGGCGCATACGTGGCTGGGTATATTGAAGATAAGTATATCATCTTAGGATTTGATGATTATACAGGCTGCATTCTGTACTTCACATCTAAGGTGTATAAAACGCTTGGTGAAACATATAACTCATACCGATTCGCAAAGTTAAAGTATTTGGAAGTAATAGAATAATAAGAAAGGGTAGGGCGAAAGCTCTACCCCTTCTTGTTATATAGAACATAATCAATAACCTTTCGATTGGCTTCATCAATCCGTTGTTGGTCTTTTCGAACATATATAGAGGTTATTCTATGGCTATTCTTATGCCCAAGGCAGTCTGCAATAATATCCATACTGATACCAATCTCATAAGCAATAGTAGCAAAGGTATGTCTTGCCCAATAAGTAGTTACTTCGGGTATTCCTATACTTTTGCAGATTTTGCTAAGACATCTATTGTTGGCTTGGTCAAAGCTTAGATACGATGCTTTTCTATCGAATTGCTTTATCAGATGCTCTTTTCCTCTATATCGTTCAATAATCTCCATAGCCTCAGGTTCTACCTTTATATTATATAGCGTTCCCGTTTTTGAACGGCGATAGGAGATTCTGCCGTTTTCTATTTTTTCTAATTTCGATAGGTCTTTAACATTGATACCCATTAGATAGAAGATAAGAAAGAACATATCACGATGTTTAGAGCGGATAGGTGATAACTTTGCTTCATGCAATTTTCTTAACTGTTCAACAGTTAATGAGCGTTTCCTTGTTTCTTCTGATTTAATACTATACATATTAAAAACATATTCTTTAAGGACACCTTTTTTGCGAGCATAGTTTAAGATGGTTCGGACAATCCTTAATCTCATAGCAATGGTGTTTTTGCAATTTTTTATCTTTAGAAAATCAACGAAATCATCCAACCAGTCTATATCTATATCTTCAACCCTTAATGTATCATAATCACAGAAATCTTTTATTCTGTTTTCTGCTGCGATATATATGCGTTTAGTTCCCTCACTTTCTTTCTTGGATAGAAATTCTGACATCTGTGTTTTGAAAAGATGATTCTCGTAATCGGTTTTATCTTCTTCATTAGACAGATAAAGTGATAGCTTCTTATTAGAAAAGTAGCGCAGTTTGCCTTCTTCTTGCAACTGCACTATCTTATCATTGAGAAGGGAAATCCTTTTCATAAGTTTCATATTGATAACTCTCTGTTCGGGTATTCCTTTCACCTTTTCATTCTTAGCATCCCATTCATCTTCTTTCAGCTCATAGCCTGTGGGAATATAAATGGCACTATCTTTCCTTGCCACTTTGAACTTCAAAGGGAATCTGCCGCTATTCAATCGACGCCTTTTATCCAACTTAATTGAAATCTTAATCAT